GTTACCCAAGTTACCTGACCAGTACAGCAGCCAGCAAGTCCCGGCTGCCCGAAACAGACCTGAACGTTGCCAATCTGGACATCGTTACAGCTTTCCGGTTCGGAACCAACACCTATCAGGTTATCCGCAACCTGGCTCGCGTCACGCCAGACCTGTCGGCGGCAGTATCTGCGCACCTGAGGCTGGGCATTCCTGAAAAGTACATCGCCATCGCCGAAGGTCCAGATGGACAATTCAGCTTGGAAGGTACGCAGGTGGCGATGCAGCTACTGACCCGTTGGTCAAGAAGCCCGAATTACGACGTAGGGTTTTCCCAGACCGACAGTCTGCGCACCTTGTTCGAGAGCTTGGGCAAGGAAGCTATTCTGTACGGTGCCATGAGCGCTGAACTGGTGCTGGACAAGGGCAGGTTGCCTGACAGACTGGCACCGTTGAGCGTGACAACCATCAAGTTCTATCAGGACGACAAGGGCCTGCGCCCCGTCCAGGTCGTCGGCGGCGAAGAGATCGACCTTGATTCCCCGACCTTTTTCTATGTCTCAGGCGATCCAAGCCTGCTGGACCCGTACCCGCAAAGCCCGCTGGAAAGTTCCATTCAGCCGGTGCTGGCCTTTGCTCAATTTTTGAACGACCTAAGAAGGGTCTGCAGCCGCAGCGTTTATCCGAAGTTTGACGTGAGCATCGACGAAGAGAAGCTGCGGGCCAACATGCCGATGGATGTGCAGGCTGACCCTGAATTGCAGGCAGGCTTCCTGAACGGCGTCATTTCCCAGGTCGAGACGATGATCAATGACCTGGGCGTCGAAGAGGCAGCAGTGCATTTCGACTTTATCAAGATTGAGTACATCAAAGGCCAGTCCGGCGACGTGCCTCAGACATTTGACACGGTCAAGGGGATTTATGAGGGCAAGATAGCCACCGGTGCCAAGGTGATGCCTTCGATTGTGGGGCATGGGACAGGGACGCAAAATACAGCCAGTACGGAAACGATGTTGGCTGTGATGACGGCCAACAGCTTGGTGCGTTTGAAGATTCAGGAGCTGATGTCCCGCACCTTGACCCTTGCCGTGCGGCTTTATGGGGTGGAAGCCAGTGTGAGCTTCGAGTTCGATTCGATTGATTTGCGCCCAGACAGTGAGCTTGAAGCGTTCAAGACCATGCGCAGTGAGCGCTTCCTGAATTTGCTATCCCTGGGCCTTATCACAGACGAAGAAGTCTGCTTGCGTTTGACAGGCAAGTTGCCGCCAGCAAGTTACACTCCGTTGATGGGGACGCGCTTCCGGGACGGAGTCAAGAATTCAGACGCAGGAAATCCGTACTCAGGTGCGCCTCAAGGCGGTGGTCAGTCGGGTGGTGGCGCTATGAATCAAGGTGTCAAATCAAATCAACCGAAGCAGGCTAAAGGGCCTGCGAAGTAAGGAGTTAATCATGCCAGCAACAGTCCAGTTTGTCGAGAAAAATACAGCAACGCCGACGTTGACGGACAAGACATCGGGCTCGGTCCGTCTGAAGAAGGCCGACAACGCCACTGTCGATTTGCTCAACCCACTTGTCAAGCCTGTGGCTGGCAGCGACTGGTCGTTTGAAAAGTGGATGCGCATGAACGTGACTGGGGGTACGTACAGTCAGATCACCAACATCAAGTTTTACACAGACGGCGCAAACGGCCTCGGTACCGGTGTCAGCTTGTGGGCGAAGGCTGTGACGACTTACACCACGCCTGTGCAGGGTTCTTCGAGCGCGGGCTACACCAACGCGTTCACTTACACCAGTGGCTCTTCGTTGTCACTGGGCGCTGGCCCTTTCACCGGTACCGGCGAGAAGGGTGACCATGTCGTTTTGCTCGCCGAGATTGTCAATACCGTTTCAGGCGGCTTGACTCCCAGCGAAACGATCACCTTGGGTTGGGATGAAATCTGATGCAGCCAACACCTTTCACCATCGTCCGGCAGGAAGGTATTCCTGACGCCGCTACGAACGGGCAAGTGTGCCTGATGTGCCTGGACGGCGGCGGCGAAACCAAGTTGCGACGCGGGATGCAGGTGACGACGCAGGGTCCGTTAGCAGAGAAGATGCTACCCCACTTGAACCAGCTTGCGGGCGAGTTGCTGGCTAACCCCCAGCTGCAGGCTTACGAGGTCGCAGCGAGGCTGCACGCCTTGCAGTTGGCTTGTTTGCCGCCTGTGACAAAGACGGCGGAGTGGGCTTTTGCAGAACTCGACGGCGTGCGTGTCTACACCGACGGAAAGTTGATTTATCTGACACGTAAGGATTTGCTGATTGGTAAGGAGTTGACGTGACTGTCCGCCACAACATCGGTGTAGGTGACCTGTTCGAGACTATCGGGCTCGAAGCCACCAACAGCCTGCTGGCTTTCATGGAAGCGCAGTCGATGTTCAAAAACGTCGTGCCTTTGCTGCGTGCGGGCACCTTGAACATCCGCAGCCCACTGGTGGCGCAAATGCTGCCGGTGCTAGTTACTTACCAGCAAATTACGTCTGAAAACGCAAACAAACTGCTGGCCTTGGGCCAGTCACAAGAAGGCCAACCTGTGCAAGCCACCATCACCCTGCCTATCGGCACCCCTTGCCATCACGATGCCAGTCTGCTGGTCGTGAACGGTGGCACCTTCGGGCCGAACGACCTGGTCGAAGTTGACAACGCCGCCGATGGTGCGGCTGCTGTGGCTTACCCCGCTTACTTTGTATTGACCGGGGAGCACCCACAATGAGCGCCAAAACTGTAGTGCAGCGCTTGGGCAGTGTGCTCAGCCTGCGCCTGGGTATCGACACTTACGATGCCGACAAGCTCATGCTTGGCCCATCAATGGGCCAGTGGACGGGCGGCACCGCACTTGACAAATTCTGCGGCCCGCTGCCGATTACCGTGGGGCGGCCCGTGGAGGCCAGCACCAGCATACCGGCCATTTTTCCGCGCCCGCTGCGGTGGGGCAACGGCGCAACCAACCGCAAAAACTGGATATTTTTGGCAGATAACGCCGCCGCCGCCGCCACCCGGCGCATTGTGGGCTACGAGCACGACCTGGTCACCAACGTGCTCACGTGGAAGGGCTTTATCACCCTCACGTACCCCACGGCCACGGCGCACACCATTCGCGGCCTGAGTTTTGACTACCGCTTGCAAACCACCGGCACCGTCACGGTTTCTGGCACAGCGGTTACGGGCGCGGGTGGCAGCAACTGGCTTACCAACCGCACACCCATCGGTTGTCGCATCGGCTTTGGCAGCACCGACCCTACGCAGATCAGCACGTGGTACACCATCAGCGCAATGGCGTCAGACACCGGCATCACGCTGTCCACCAGCGCGGGCACCATCGCTGCGGGCACAGCGTATGTGATTGAAGACTTGCGCATCATCACCGCCACTACCAACGCCACCACCACCAACGGTGGGCTGTTTGTAGCGAAGGGCTTGAGCTGGGACTTGTTCAACAGCGGCGGCACCACCATTCCGTCAGCGGTTTCCACCGACGGCATTCGCGCCGTGTACTGGCTCAAAGACGCAGCCACCATTCTGAACACGGTGGGCAACGGCCTTACCATTGATCCGGCAGTCAGTGCCACATCGCAGTTTTGCTGGGTTGGCGACGGCACCACCACCATGCGCTTGTTCAAGCACGACCTGCGTGCCGCGCTCACCCTGGCAACAGGTGCCGCTACCAATCAATTTGCTTTCTCCACAGCCGTCAGCGCCACGCTTACAGGCACAGCCAGTCAGAACGATAACTTGATTGGCGCCACGCCTTCGCATGGGCCGGGTAGTGGCGTACGCTGCATGTACTTCACCACCACCACGCGGGTGTATCGGTGCAAGGCCAGCAGCACCATCACCACGGGCGACACCACGTTTATTACCAGCGGCGACGTGATGACCGAAGTGCCACCGGGCAGCGTGAACACGTTTGCGGCATCGGCGGTGATGAACAGCATGACTTATTTGTCTTCGATTGACAAATTTGTTGTTTTGACTTCATCGGCCACCGCCTTTCGCAGTTACATCACCCAATACCGCACTGACGCAGGGCAGTTTGATCGTATCTTCGGCGCAGATTACAAGCAAAACAACGCCCAGGCAGCCTCCGCAGACGTTGCGGCTGGCATCAATACCTTGTCGGTCGTTCAAAGTGCGGGCGATGACAACGCGGGCATGCTGTACCTGGCGGGAATCAGCACGACGGCGAATGGCAACATCATTTTTGGCGTTCCCATGCCAGCCGATTGGGAGCATGCCGCTACCACCAATCAGCGCATCATTTTCCCGCGCTTCGCCACCGCAGATGCTGACAAGCTGACGTGCGCATTCGCCAGCAGCGTCGAAGTAGTCGGCGGGCGCACCGGGCAAAATTTGGGCAGCGCCACCGAGCCGTTTCGCATCAGTTACCGCACCGCCGGTATCACCGACAACAGCGGTGGCTGGACGCTGTGCGACGACGCGTTTGATTTGACCGCAGCCGCGCCCGGCACGCACATTCAGCTGATGGCCGAGTTTCGCACCATCGGACTGACTTGCATTCCGGCCCGCATCATGCAAGTGGGTGTTGTTTATGAAGACCTGGCCACCGATGACCATTGGCAGTTCAGCCAAGCCGAATCAGTTGCAGCCAGCCGTATCTTTGCATGGCGGCACAACACCGCTTATGGCAGCTTGGTGCCGCCGCTCAAAATCAGGCTGTATGACGTGACCGATGCCGAAGCGCCCTCACTGCTCACCACCGATACCACCACCGCCAGCAGCTTTGGCACGTGGGAGCGCAGCACCGACGGCACAAGCTGGAGCGGCTGGAGCAACACCGACAAAACCAACGACACGACCTACGTGCGCTACACCCTCACCAGCTTGGCAGGTAACCCGCAGGTAAGGCCGATCCTCTCGCACGCATAAGCGGGGCCATGCAGCATGGCCATCGTTGACATTGTTCACAAGGGTCTTGCGGTCGTAGAGACCAGCAACGCCAGCACCGACGCACCCGCCGACATACTGGCACGCACCGCAGTGTTGCAGCCCACACCGGGCGGTAGCGGCGCGGTAGCTGACATTTTGGGCGATGGTAGGGTGGTGATGCAGATGGGCAGCGCAGCTGCTCCTGTAAGCCAGACAGCCAGTCTCGCAGCGGCTATCCAAGCAGCGCAAACGCTTGTGGCAGGTGCTTCTCTTGCCGTGCAGTCAGGGCAAACCAGGTCAGCAGTGCTTGACACCGCCATTCAAGAACAGCGTACAGCAGCTGCAGGTCTGACTGCTGCGGCGCAGGCGGCGCAGGCGGCTGCAGCTCTGGTTACAGTTGCTGTACAAGCTGCTCAAGCAGCATCTGCTGGAGCGACTTTACAGGTGCAGGCTGGAGTCACAACTTCTGCTGGAGTGACTGCTGCTGTGCAGGCTGGAGTCACAACTTCTGCTGGAGCGACTGCTGCTGTACAAGCCGCTCAGACAGTCTCTACCGGAGCGACTGCTGCTGTACAAGCCGGAGGTACAGCATCTGCTGGAGCGACTGTCGCTGTGCAAGCCGGAGGTACAGCATCTGCTGGAGCGACTGCCGCTGTGCAAGCCGGAGGTACAGCATCTGCTGGAGCGACTGCCGCTGTGCAAGCCGGAGGTACAGCATCTGCTGGAGCGACTGCCGCTGTGCAAGCTGCTCAAACGGCATCTGTCGGAGCGACTTTACAGGTGCAAGCTGGTGTTACAGCAACATCTGATATTACTGCCGCCGTGCAAGCCGCGCAAGCAGCATCTGTCGGAGCGACTTTACAGGTGCAAGCTGGTGTTACAGCAACATCTGATATTACTGCCGCCGTGCAAGCCGCGCAAGCAGCATCTGTCGGAGCGACTTTGCAGGTGCAAGCTGGTGTTACAGCGGATGCCAGCCTCGCAGCCGCCATCCAGGCAGCGCAGGCGTTGACTTCAAGTGCAGCCGCCGCCGTGCAAGCCGCTCAGGCAGCGACGGCCAACGTAACACTTGCAGTCTTGTCAGGTCAGACAAACGCAGCAACTTTACAAGCTGCCGTTCAGGCATCGCTGCAAGCATCTGCAGATTTTGATCTGGCCGTGCAGATATTACGCACTGCGACTGCTTCGGTTAGTTTGCAAATTTTATCCGGGTCAGCTGCTGTATCCTCGCTTGACCTAGCCGTCCAAGCCGCTACCAACCTGGCAGCGAGCGCTACTTTAGCCGTTCAAGCAGGCCAAACAAACACAGCGTCTGCGGCGTCTGCAGTCTCCCAGACACGTACAGAAACAGCCGCAGCATCACTTGCCCTGCAGACCGCTCTGACGGTAACGTCAGCTGTGCAGGCTGCTGTGCAGTTTGCACAAACAGCAACGTCCAACCTGAGTTCGGCAATTCAGATACTGCGCACCGCAAGTACCAGCGTTGCTGCTGCTGTGGCTGTCTCGCAAGTGCTCAGCAGCTCAACCAGTCTCGCAGTCTTCGCCAACAACTTGGCTCAGGCTGGTTTAACAATTTATGTCCTGGACGCGACACCTTCCACAGGTGGCCTGCGTGTCTGGTACGTGCTTGCCGAGAACCGCGCACTGGGAGTTTCAGCAGAGGATCGTGTACTTGCTCTGAGCCCAGAGAACCGCACTCTTGCTCAACCAGCAGAGGATCGTACGGCAGGCGTCAACCGGGAAAACAGGATTCTCATCGTCCCGGTAGAAGCACCGTAGAATCGCAGGATTGAAAGGCGCATCATGGAAGTCGAAACTTACTTTCTTCTCAACGGTCGGCAGACTATTCTGAAAGACCCAGGCGAAGTGCTGGACTACGCAATCGACTTGACCGACTGGCTTGCACTGGTGACCGATACCATTGGCTCTGTGACGTGGACGAATAGTTCAGGTATCACCAAGGACTCACAAAGCAACACCACTACAAGAGCGGTCGCTTGGTTTTCCGGAGGTACAGACAAGAGCCTGGAGTGGGCAACTGCTCGTATCGTGACGGCAGGAGGCCGTACAGTCGAACGCACAATTTACTTTCAAATGAAGCAAAGGTAGCTTTCTGCTACACTCCGCGCAAATGCAAACTATCCCTAAATACTGGTTAGGTACTCAAGAGTCCAGCGACCAAATGCAGGCAGCTGTTGAGCGTTATGCTGCAGCTCAAGATTCCGGCCAGTTCAAGGCAAGTGGTTTACGTGAAGAATTTGGCCTCCCGCCTCTGTTATCAATTCAAGCTGGTGTCGGTGTCGTCCACATTGCAGGTCCTTTGGTGCCTGGCCCAGCCAGCGGCATTATCCTTTGGGGCGCTACCGGTTACGACGAAATTCGGCAAGCTGTCGCAGAAGCTCTCAACAACCCTGAAGTCCAATCCATCATGTTGCACATCGCATCAGGTGGAGGCGCAGTCAGTGGCGTTGAGGACCTTGGCACCTTCCTTAAAATGGCAGGCAAGATGAAACCGTTGACGACTTACGCCGACGGCGTGATGGCGTCTGCAGCTTACTGGCTGGGCAGCTACGGCTCGCACATCTCGACCAGCCGCACGTCGATCCTGGGTAGCTTGGGTGTTCTGATGGTCCACATGGATCGTTCAGAACAGCTGGCACAGAACGGCATTAAAGCAACAGTCATTCGGGCAGGCAAGTACAAGGCACTGGGCAACTCTGTAGAGCCTCTCTCAGATGTGGCCAAAGAAGAACTTGAAGCTCAGGCCCGAGGCATTTACGATGTTTTTATGGGCGTTGTCTCAGACAACCGTGATGTCACTTTGGCCAGCGCCGATGCTGAATTCGGCCAAGGCCGCGAATTTTTAGGCAAGGACGCTGTTAAAGTTGGTTTAGCTGACGCTATAATGAGCTATGACCAAGCGCTCATGCATGCAAAATCCCTTGCCAAAGCGTCAGGTGCAGGCAACAACCCTGGAAAATTTAAAGGAGCTTCGGCCATGAAAGTCACATTGACAGCAGAACAGCTGGCAGCTTATGCCGCAGGCTCCTCACTGGTTGAGTTGGGTTTTGCTGCAGACGCCGTAATGGAGCCTGCGGGCGAAAACGACGGTGCTCCAGCAAACACCCAGCCATCTACAGAGATGGTGGCCTTGACTGAACAAGTCACTGCGCTGACTGCGCAGGTCGCCACTGCGACTGCTGCGTCTGAAGCAGCTCAGGCTGAGGCCGTTGCAGCTAAAGCCCAGGCCGACGCAGCTGCTGCCACGCACGACAGCCTGTTGGCGATTGCCCGCTCGGCAACTGGTGGTTTGCTGATCCGTCTGGGCGGTTCCGGTGAAGATGCCGCCAGCATGGACGCAGCAACTGTTGTTGCTGCGCACGCCAAGGCTACTGAAACAATGAACACACGCTTTCGTGTCGGCGGGCTGTCCAAGCCTGTCGGCACTGAGACTGAAGTCAAACCGGTGGTTGCTGTCAGCCACCGCCACCAAGCAATGGTTGCTTATGGGCCTCAAGCCCGCCAGGCAGCTGCGGCAGCTCGCAAGTAAACCCGCCACTAAAGGAGAAACCTCATGGCACGTAGTCACTATCGCGGCGAGACTGTTCCAGCCTCACCTACCATCACTTCCCGTTTGGGTGCTTCTGGCGCCCCTTACAAGGACACCGAAATTGGCAAGTTTGTCAAGGTCGGCACTCTTGATTCACAGCACGTTCTGTGCGCAGTTGGCGACCTGATCGACGGCTATGTTGCAGGCGTTGAAGCTGCTACGGCCAACGGTTTTGGCATCGGCTCTGTCCAGCGCAAGGATGCCAAGTACGTGACATTCGACGGCTCGCAAGCAGCTGGCACCGGTGCTATCGCGCTGGGCGACTACGTGGTCTGCGGCACACCTGTGGCGCTCAATACAGGCTTGGCTGGCGTCTACGCCAAAGTGCGCAAAGCGACTATTCAGCCTGGCGTGACCGCTGCAGCCGCTGTTGCTGATGTGGCCCCCATGCTGGCAATGACGCCTTACCTGTGGCGCGTTGTCTCTTTGGGTTCGGTGGGCACTGGTGCTGTGGGCACCACCGGCCTGATCGAGCGTGCCATCAACTGATTCGAAACTCAAGGAGAACCTGACATGGCAAAATATTTCGACGCATCTGGCGCACTCGTAGATTACGAAGTCCCCGCCCAGATTTACTCAATGGCTGCCAAGGCCAACCTGAGTGTCCCGGCTTACATCAACCGCGAGCACCCTACGGACGGTAAGAACGGTACGGCCTATGACCAGATGCTGGCTTCGACCGGCCTGGTTATTCCTGACTCTGACGCCCAGCGCAGTTTCGGCATCCGCCCACCGACCATCGCTGAAATTATGGATGGCGGTGTGAACTTTTTGGCCGCGTCCAACACCGCAGGTGTCGGCAGCCCCAACGGCCAGCAGTCCCGCACCTTGTTCCCTTCGGCGCTGATCGCCTACATGGAAGCGTCCTTGGTCAAGGACTACGACACCGACGCTGACCAGTTCGACAAACTGATCGCTCAGGAAATCTCAGTTTCGACCGATACGTTCGAACAGCCTATCGTCACGATGTCCGGCAACGGTGGCCCACAAAGCCAACGCGCAGCCCGTCGTGCTCAGCTGGCACCGCCTGCCTCCATGTTGGCCTTCACCACGTCCGACAAAATCCGCAAGATTCCGACCTATGCACTGGGCATGGAATTCTCGAAAGAGGCCTTGCGGGCTTCCACCTTGGACATGATCGGCTTGAGCGTCCAGCGTTACTTGAGCGTCGAGCGTGACTCGTGGGTTAACTCCTACCTGTCCGACGTGTTCGCTGGTGACTTGGACATCAATACCGGCTCCCTGTCGAGCTTGGGCTACAACGCCACCACCGTGGCTCTCGACCCCGCTGCTGTAGCCGGTACCATTACCCAGAAAGCCTGGCTGAAGTGGTTGTTCCGCAACCGCAAGTACCGCAAGATCGACTGGGTCGTGTGCGATTTGGACAGCTACTTGAAGATCGAAGGCCGCGCTGGTCGCCCTGGCCTGACCGCCATCGACCTGACCTTGCCCCGTGTCGAGTCGCAAGCTACTGTGGTGAATAGCTTGATCGGTGACGTGAAAGTCTTCATCGTTGACTCTGCTGCTGACGGTGGCCCGGTTCCGGCCAATACCATCATGGGTCTGGACAGCCGTTACGGCCTGGCTCGTGTGCGCAACACTTCCGCCAACGTGCAAGCCGCCGAGACCTACGCATTGCGCCAGGCCGAAGCGTTCAGCTTGCAGTTTGCTGAGCAAGTTTACCGCCTGAACGACAGCGCGTTTGACACGCTGACCATTTCGTGAAAGCGCTGGTCTCTGTTGTCGGAGCTTACCCTCTGGTTTGTCCAGAGGGTAACCGGTACCAACGTGGGCCTGCCGTGGAAGTTGAGATGACTCCGTGGCTGGCCGGGCAAGTTGAAGCAGGGGCTATGAAGGTCGAGGAGCCGGAAGGTTCTGACCTGGACGCTGCCAAAGCTGCTGACGAAGCTGAGGCTGCCGCCAAAGCTGCTGCCGCTGCTGGAGCAAAAGGCAAGAAGTAAGCCTGCAAATGTCGGGTTCAGAAACCTGCAGATCGACAAAAGCCCCCTCTAAGGGGCTTTTGTTTGAGCCAGTTAAAGTAGAATGCGACCATGCTGTCTGACTACACCGATACTCTGACCATCCGAGGCTTGCTCGGTGTAAACGAGCTTGAGCTTGAGGATGATGCCATCCTAAGTCCAACTTCAGACATCACCATCACAGATGGTCTGCTTGCTCTGGGGGCCAGTGTGCCGACCATGTACGCAACTGTGGCAGCGCTCACCAGCCGGACGGCGGACCAAGCCCGGTATTACGAGCAGGTGCGCCTGTACAGCGCTTGCCTTGTAGCCAGTGGCCTGGTTGGGACCTTGCCCATAGCTGTACCTAGAAAATTGACGGACAGCAAGGCCACACTTGAACGCGTCGATGATCCGTTCACGCGGCTGGAAGCCAGTTTGAAGGGTCTGCTGGCCGCACTCAAGGGGCGCATCCTGGCCACGTTATCGGTGCTGGACCCAAACGCAACGGTGGTGGCCACAGTGTCTCGGGTCTATGGTTCTGCAGTAGGCCTCGGTGTAGACCCCGTCACAGGGGTCTAACATGCGCCTGAGCAACGTCTCCCGGTACTTCGACAAAGAACAGGTCTACGATGCCTACACTTTGCGCCCTATTTTCCGTGGGCAGCTGGGTGAGTTCAACGATGCTAGCAGCGTTGGCTCAACTCTACGCCGCCGCGTGCTCAGCATCGCTCCCACACTTGCCGTGCCGACACGAAGATGTGTCAAGGTGGGTTCCCAGAGCTGGTTGGCTGGTGTACCCATTACCGACACGTTTCAGGGTGTGGATGTCCGTAAAACCTACAACCTGCGTAAAGCAACAAACCTGTTCGAGCTGCTGACACCTGCCCAAGCTTGCAGCGTGACGCTGGGCAGTACAGCCTACGCTTACGAGGAGCACTTCAAAGAGACATCAAACACGCAAACGGATAGCGAGTATTCGACTTTCTGGAACGTGTTTTTTGCGCCCGGTGAGGCTGTGGCCCAAGGTAAGTTCTTGCGGGTTGGTAGTCGTTTGTTGAGAGTCCGCCAAGCCTACGTATCACCGGAGGACTTGCGGGTTGCCCAGAGTGATGAGCTGGATGCAGATGCAGTGCAGTCTGTCATGTTCTCAGGTACAGGCACTTATGACCCCATCACGGACACGCTTAGCGCCAGCACGACCGCCGCGCAAGCGCTGCAGATCGAGGCTTCCAAGTTTTACCGGTGGCGACAATGGGCTGAAGCTGACCTGCGCCCAGGTGATCGTTCAGTGTTCGTGCCGACAGCTACTGTTACGCCGAAGGTCAGTTCACAGTTCACCATGCTGGGCAAGTCCTGGCGGGTGGTCTCCTTCCAGCCTGAGTCCGACGCTTGGGCCATTCACGCGAGGCCTGTATGATCGGCGTCCGCCCGGCAGACCTGCTCAAGTTTCAAGTGGAGCTTGCAGCTGCTGTTGTGGTGCTTGAAGCCCAGATGGCCCAGAAGGTGGACACGTTTGCACGAAAAGTCTATAGCGAGATCATTGTGGACTCACCGCAGTGGAGCCAGAATTTTGCCAGCAACTGGAACTACTCCGTAGGTTCGCCTGACGAGACTTACAGGCAGCATCCCAACAAGAGTGACAAGCTGTCAGGTGCGACGGCTTTCCGCCGAGGAGCAGCACCTATCGTAGGTACAAAGCTCGCGGAGCTTGCGAATTACCCTGCCCTGCAGTGGGGGCAGACAGCTTACTTTACCAATGCCACGCCTGACGAGGCAGGGGGATATCTGCTGGACAGCATGGAGGCTGACGGGCAGAACTGGCTACGCCCAGTAAACTTAGTTGCGAGACAGGTTGCTCTGATAAACTACGCTGTAGCCAAACACAGCAACGACATACTCACATGAGCCGCGAAGCCGCCCGTATCGACATCAACACCGCCATCAATACGGCGGTGACGGCTTGGGGCTCTTACACCGTACTGGTGGATTATGAGAACCGCGAGCTGGTGGACTTTGCGTCCCAGACGAACCCCCACCTTGCCGTTGACATCGTGTACTATGACGGCAAGCAGATGGATTTAAGTAATGCTCCGACTGTGGGCCGGTATGGTCAGATTATGTTGGCGGTTTGCGTGCAGGAGGGTCAAGGCACTTCCCGTGCAAACCTGCTGATGGATCATTTTGAAAGCGCCTTGCAGTTGAAGAACTGGACGCTGGTCCGCACACACGCGGCCAAACCTCAAAGGTCAGTCAGCCGCAAGGGTTGGTTCTGTTTAGTTACTTTAATCGACTTCTGGTATCACGAGCCAGCGTAATCTGGCATAATGCCTTCAGTTTCAAGGAGAGCCTAAATGTCAGCATTCGCATCCACCAGCCGCGCACAGATGCGCTACATCCGTGAATCCGTCTTCGGAACCACACCAGTAGCCGGTAACGGTGTCAACTTGCGCATGACCGGCGAATCGCTGGACTACGCGCTCAGTAAAGAGGTCAGCAAAGAGATTCGCTCCGACCGGCAGCTATCAGGCGCTGTTACTGTGGGTGCCACTTCAGGTGGTGACATCAACTTCCACATGCAGTACAACGAGTATGACCCGTTTCTGGAGTCGGCTCTGATGTCCGCTTACACCGTGTACGGCACACTTGGCGTCGGCACTACGTTCACGGCGACTTACACAGCCACCACAATCACTGCTTCAGTGACTATCCCTACCGGCGGCAGTGATTTGAGCACCTTGGCTCGTGGGCAGTGGTTCCAGATCAACCACGCAAGTAACGCCAACGACAAAAAGTGGTTCCGCGTCTCAACGTCAGTTGCTCCTACGAACACGGTCATTACTTTGGATACTAGCACTCCTGCTACGGCAGGTGGACCTACCTCCGGCGCGACTGTTGCCACTTCGCGTCTGTCGAACGGGACTACCGAAACCTTCTACACGCTGGAAAAGCAAATGGCTGACGTGACTCAGTTCATCGCTTACAAAGGCCAGTACGTCTCGAAGATGGGCTTGAAGTTCGCTTCTGGTGCTCTGACCGACGGTTCGTTCAGCTTCATGGGTAAGAACGCTGTTCGTGCTGCTGTGACTGCGTTGCCAGGTACTATGGTGGCGTCCAAGACCTATGACATCCAGAATGGCGTTACAGGCGTCGGCCAGCTGTGGGAAGGTACTACCCCGACGACCGCGAAGATCAAGTCTTTGGACTTCAGCATCGACAACAACCTGCGCAACCAAGACGCTATTGGCACACTGGGCGCTGTGGGCATTGGCATCGGCGAGTTCAGCCTGACCGGCAATATGTCGGTGTACTTCGAAAACGGCAGCATGTACGACAAGTTCCTGAATGACACGTACACAGCCATCACCGTGGGATGCCAAGACGTGCCTACCGTCGTCGGTGGTAATGGCAACGGCTACGTGTTTACGCTGCCTCGCGTCATGCTGATGAGCGGCAAAATCACCAACGGTTCGAAAAACAGCGACGTGATGGCTGACTTTACTTTTGCAGCGTTCGCTGATGACGCCAATGCTGTCGTTGCCCTGCGTAAGACGCTTTTCATCGACCGGGTCGGTGTCGCCGCGTAAATTTCGCTATCCAGAAAAGCCCGCCTTGTGCGGGCTTTTCTTTTGACAAAACTGCGATACAATTCGTTCTTTAACTTCTGGAATTGACATGGACATTTTTGCAGCTTTCGCCACAGACCCAAAACTCGAAGAGGAAGGCCGCTGGGTGCGCATCGGGGGTACGGACGAAAAACCTGCCGAAATCCTGGTGGCACGCACCGGCACCAAGCGCTACAACCGCGTGATGGCACAGCAGTACGAGGCCAACAAAACCTTGCTCGACAGCAAGGACACCGAAGCATCCAACGCCAAGGTGGACGACATGATCCAGCACGCTCTGGCATCGTGTGTGTTGCTTGGCTGGAAGAACATCGACTACAAAGGCGACGCGAAGTACAGCTACGCCAGTGCTCGTGCCATGTTGGCCCACCGCGACTTCCGTGAGCTGGTCACCAAAGAAGCCGACAAGTTCCAGGCTTACAAAGTCGAGCAGATCGAGGCAGACGCAAAAAACTAGAAGCCTGCCTTAACTGGCAGGCTTCCTGGGGCAGCCAGCTGCCCTTCTTGCGCCAGCTTGAGCAGGACACGGGCAAAAAACCCAAGGCCCTGCAAGACATGCCTGTGGTGCTCCCGCACCAAGGCATGTTCCTTGACGTGTTCCAGACCTTATGCGAGTGGCGAGGGTACACAGGCATGGGGGACATGGCTCCCATCTCTCTTGCCGACATGTTGAGTTACTTTAGTATCTACAAAGTAGATGCCGTCGAGTTGCGCGATGCAATCGTCACGCAAGTAAAGAGACTTGACCGGGTGTTCCTTGAGAATGCCGCAAAGGCAAAAGCAGAGGCTACTCCCAAGACCGAGTCATGAGATAATGATTTCATGACCGCTCCTACCTTACCGATCCACGTAGAAGTAGCTGGCTTGGCCCAGCTGCAGGGTGTGCTGGAGGCTTTGCGCCAGATGGATGGTTTGAAGGTGCAGGGCGACCCGCTCAAAGAGATGCGGGAGACCCTTGCCAAGGATGCGACTGCTGTCAAGACCGGGCTGGAGGCGATTGATAAGCACTTCGAAGATTTGCGTGTTCGTTTGGCTGGGCGGGGCGGAAGCGGGGCTGGAGCCGGTCTCACTAAAGCAACCAAAGAAATAAAGGATGCAGGTAAGAACCTCAGTAAAGAGCTAGGGACAGTCACCGAAGAGGTCAAAAAACGGCAGCTGGAATTGGAAGCTGCTGTAAGAAACCACGGGCTGGGTTCCTTGTCTGAGGAAGACTTGAAGATATACAAGACGGGAGGAGCCAGGCTCTACCCGGAGCAGCGGCTGGAGTTGGACCATTTAAAGAAAACGGCTACCCAAGAGAAGCAAGATTACGCTGAGAGATTGTCTCGGGTGAACGCGTATCTAACTATACGGAAAGGCCGGTGGGAAAATCACTTAAAAGATGAGGTTCGATATCAAGCCGAGGCACTTGCCAAGCGAGTAGCGGACGAAGCTGAAGCTGATGCGAAAATTGCTGCTCTAAATAAGGCCAGAGTCACTGCCAGCCAGAAAGTCGCCGCTGACACGGTAGCTGCTGAGACTGCTTCAGAGAAGTTGCGTG